ATCCTCTCTCTCCTTCCTCATACGTGGGAGACGTCTCCGCAAATTGCTGGTGATCTTACTGGCAACGTGCGCCTTAATGATGGCACCGACTTTCTCTCGTATCACCAGATTCGTTGCAACACTTCTCCTGCATATATGTGGTTGACCCCAGCCACTTATGCATTGCAATTTGTCTCCCAACACTGGTCCCCTCTCATTGCTCTCTCTTTCTGGACTTCCCTCCTTTACCCAACTTGGCATTTCACTATTGCCGTCCTGTACTTCTACTTTTCTTGCCTCGCCTTGTACTTCTTTGCCTTCCCAACTCTCATGCTCATGTTTGATCGAGGTGGCACCGTCCTTGGCAGCAATAATCTGCTCATGCCTGACTATTCCAATCCTGACCGTCCCCCCTGCTCTTGGTATGAGATCCCAATGAGTAACCCTAGTTACAGCGCTTGGCGCCTGCTCCTTCTCTACTCTGGCTCCAAACGCACACATGTCCCCCAAGGGATTCGAGGTTATTTCATTCGTCGCTTCATCACCTTCTGGTTCTGGAATCCTCTTCACAATTGGTACATCCATTGGCGTGTTCGCAACTTTCTTTCGGAGTATCGAAATCGCACTCTTCCCCCTGAGGTAGAGGTTGGCCTTGAGATCCTTGCTCAGCTCTATATTGGTTATCGTGGCCTCTCTGACCCTCTCCTCCTGGCTTCCTGGTGTACCACGTTCATCGGTCGTTTTCACCTTATCGATCGATTCGCGTCTGCCCTACGGCTGTCGGCGTCTCAACTTTCCAAGCCGCCAGCTCAAGACTTCCAGGTTAAAGCCTACCTCTACTCCCCTGTCCACGAACCCCAATTCCTTGGTTCCATCGTTTCAATACTTCCTCTCGGTCTTGGAGTGGTTAGCACCGTTCTTGGTGCGACTGCCCCCTCATTCTCTGACATTCGACCCAACCCTGTCCTCCGCGCTATTGCTCAAAGCAAAATTGACGCTACCACTGTCTGGGATGCCATTGGTCCCGGCCTTCGCGAAGCGATCAATTCTGTCCATGCCTGGTGGACCAAGACTCCCGAGAACCCGAACCCCCAGCCCTGGATCCCAAGTCTCTATGATCCCCTTCACGCTCGAATGAAGACTTGGGCTGTCACCGCCTCTGCTATTCTGGAGAAACCTGAAGCCATTGGTCAAGACTTTAACACTGCACTCCGTACTAAAGCCCTTATGCAGCAGTATGCGTCAATTAACGCTGAGTCTGTCGCCATTCAGATGCCTGCCCTCTACACTGGTCCTTTCCGTAGCGTGTATCACCAGCTTTCTGCTCACGAGTCTTCCTATCGTGCTCTGCTTGGTAGTGGCCGTAAACTTCGTCCCCTTGTTGTCATCATTGTTGGACGGCCTGGCACCGGCAAGACTGAACTTGCCCCCGTCCTGCTCGCTCTCTTCTCTCGGATTACCCGTGGCACTCCTTATGCCGATCATGAGGTTTGGGCCCCCGATTTCTCCCAGGGCTTCGCCAATGGTTTCAATTCTGCTAAGCGTGCTATCGAGTGGAATGAGATTGGTTCCTCCAAGCACCAGACCGTTGCTCTCGCCGAAGGTCGCTTCTTCCTCCGCTTCTGTGACCGCTCCGCCCAGCTTATGAACAAGGCTGGTGTGGCCGATAAGGAAGACACGTACATGCGTGCTGAGATTCTCGTTGGCACTGCCATGATGACCATGTCTGAGGT